GCTTCTACATTCATAATTTTTGCTTTAGCAGCTTCTTTAGTGATAGCATTGTTTTTAAGTTCAAGTAAGATTGCGTCAACAGCTTTCTCAGCTTGGTCCCAATAGTAGTTTTTAACTTTAGACATAGTGTTTTTCTCCTTTGTTATTGTTTATAATTTGTAAGACTTCATATAATGTTTTATATGGGTTACTATACAATACTTTCTTAGCATTGGCAACTCTTTTTTCAAGTCTTTTTAGTCTTATTTGCATTTTCTTTTTGTTATATTCTCTAATCATTATGTGTCCATTATACAGGTTTCCACATAGAAAGCAAGCGTTTTTTCGCTTTTTTTTAAAGTTTTTTTTGAGACCAGGTAAGGGTTTTAGAGCTGCGACACAAAATACTTGTTATTTCCAAGCATTTTTTACCCATTCCTGCTCAGATTCGTGAGGATTTGGCTGTCCGTGAAACACGGTTACCAACGATTCGCCATTATGTTCATAGGTCATGTCTTGTCTGGAGTATCGGTTACCTTTTCTGTCATACCACTTATATGATTGTGTCCACGAATCAGGAAAAGAACCACATCCAGGAGTGTTCTTTATGAAGTCAGATATGAGGTTTTGGTCACCTGCAAATCGTCTAAGGTATTCTGGTCTATTGGACATGAATTTATGCCAAATCCGTCCGTGAAGGTCTTGCTGTTTGAATCTCATAATACTGGAGTTCCAAAGTTTGGTACTTGGGTTAAAATCATTCATACCACAAAAATCTAATTGTGGTTCGTGACTGTAAAAACAGTCTATGTTACCTGTAATGACAACATCTAAGTCCATGTACAATGTAACGCCTGGTAAATATGTGTCTGGATGAAATAGTTGTAGTTTATTCCACCAACCTTGTAAATCAGTTTCTTTAAACTGTCTAATGTCAATATCTCCCTCAACCATCTTATGCATTTTAACATGGTCGGTAAATACTACAAAGTTTATAGGAAGTGTGGTGTTTCTTTTCACCATATTGTAGAGTTTTTGTACATACTCTACGGCGTACTTATCGCCATAACAAATACAAACAAAATTATAATTCATATCAATAACCAATTGTACATTGCCCTCATACTTAAAATCAAATACATTAACTCCATCAGCGCTCTTGGCCAATCTCTGTCTTTGTAACCAAAATACACCCACATAACACAAGCGACTACACTAAGTAACCAACCTACCCATTGAGTAGAGATGTTAGCACTTGATAAGATATAAACAGAAGCTACTGCTAAACCAAATCCTACCCAACGCTCTGGTACTGTTCCTTTAAAATATCGAAAGCCAAGCCATCTTCTATTTCTTGTATTGTAAACTGGTGGTTTGCTGTCATGTTTAGCCATTCTTGCACCGTCTTCCTACCTGGTTTAAAAGGTTTTTCTATTTTATCTATTCTACGACTTGTTACCAAAGCTGCCACATTTCTTTGATGTGTAAACCCTGGTGTCATATTTAGTACACCATCTACTGCTGATAATGACATGTTTGTCACAACACACCATGCGTTTTTTAAATCATCTCTAATGTCTGTACCCCAAAATTCATTACTAGGTCTTGGCTTGTTTCTCATTTTAATTGGTCTGTCTGTATGTTTTCTAATCTCTTCACCAACTTGTTTAATCCACTCTTCTTGTGTAACATTATTAATGTGATAACATACAGTAGGAGATGAAGGACATAATAAAACATAATCACCACTATCACGCCAACCTTTAAAATGACAATCAATACCTTTTTTATCTAACTCATTCCACCTATCAGGCGAAGTAACATGAAACTTTAAAGTATGAATATTACCCTTACATATTCTAAAGTATGTGTTATCATAGTTATTGATTATTGGTTCTGGATATCTGGTAATTTGTTCAGTAAGATAACCTACATCTACATACCACCATTCATCACCTCTTTCTTCACATTCTTTTATTTGTCTAATATTTTGGCCTGCTAAACCCCAAAAGAAATGAACATCTTTACCCTCGTCTTTCCAACCTTTTTCTATGGCTGGCATTAATTGATGTGATAAACATTTGTCCCACGGTAATTTATGTGTAATAATCATCTGCTTGCTACTAAATTTTTGTTAACTTCAATTACACTTTTTAATAATTCACTATCTAAAAAGTTTGCAAATGCCTCCATGTCTTTAGGAAAACAATTGCCATCATAACCTAATTCTTTTACTTTCATGTGACTAGGACCAATATTCTCAAAGTCAGACAATGTATTGATAATCATATGGTAATTATATGTCTTATCTAACTTACTATACAATTCATGGAAGAAAGTAACCTTTGTTGCTAACCAACAGTTATAAACATATTTGATTACACTCGCACTCTTTTTGTCCATAACAATATTTGTCTTGTGATGAAAATTAAATCTCTCAATCCACCAATCTGCTTCACTTCTCAAACCACCCCATAATACATGTTCATTCTTTTCAAAATCTCTCTTGGCATGTGCCTCTCTTAAAAATTCAGGAGAATAAACTACATTCTCCTCATACACACCTAACATATTAGGTAAAATGGTAGATTTGATTAATGTTCTTACATCTCTCAATGCAATTACTGTCTTATCTATTAAGGTTATATCTTGTTCACCATTTATGGTTGGTGTAGGTAAACATATAACAGCACCCTCAATCTTATCTACAAAATCCTCTATTTTATTATCGTTGTATTTCGGGTCAATTCGTACAACATCATTGCCAGCATTTTCTAATGCGTTAGCAATTGTGCTTCCTACAAACCCACAACCTATTACTGCTAATCTCATTTTAAGTCTATCCTTATCGTGTCGTAGTAAATATCAAACCATTCGTCTGCATAATCACTTCTAGCATAGTCTTCAAAGTATGGTCCGCCTAGTGTCCAATGTACATTCTTTGCGTTAGGATTATAGTCGTACTCACCAACTAACCAATTCCATTCTAAGTCTAATGTACCAATAGCGTCATCATTTGGCAACCATTTAAATTGGTGTAGTTCTAAACCTGAAGCTTCATTAACATATTCAGGTGTTAATCTATTACAAAGACTATTATTCATAATCATCATACTAGACCAATTTTTCTTTTCAAACTTTTCGTTTTTGGCACCTCTAAATTTATCTTGTTTAGGTTCATAATCATGTTTACAGCACATAACAGAATATATAAAATTTCTTTTATTCCATAACTCTGCAATATCTCCTCTAAACATCATATCACAATCCATAAAGATAGAGAAGCCTTGGTACTTTCTCAAACTAGGTACCATAAATCTACTAAATGCAAAATCTGTAGATTGGTTTTCTTGTTTCTCTCTTGTAAATTCTGGTATATTATTCAAACACAATGGTGTGATTGAAACTGGTTGACTAGAGTTTCTTCTAATACTCTCTGCCAATACATGAAAGGCAACCTTTTCTCCCTCATCATAACCTATAAAAACATCTATCATATTCTTGCCTCTGGACTTCTACCTTTCAGTTTTCTATTGCCTTTGGTATGGTCATAAACAGGTCCTAATATCGACCTTGCTTGTACATGACCTGGTTTACCATCACCAATGTTGTAATTTCTTGTGCCTCTTTTTTCAAATTCTTTTCTTACATAATCCCATACATAACTATCGTGTTGTTCTTTTAGGTTATATATGCCATCTGTATCATACAATGATTTCATTCTATGTGCATACGATAGAACAGCAGGATGTTTTAAATTAAAGTATAAGAAACCACATTCACTATAATGGTCACCTCTACCTAGATATGTCATCATACAATCATCTTTGTGAATATGTTTTTTAATCCATTCTTCATCAATTGGTTTATGAAACACACTATCAGCGTCAATACATATCAAACCATCAACATCTTCATTGATAATGGCATGACAATATGCATAAACCTTATAACTGAAACGAACACCATCTGTAAGAAACTCTTTGCCTTTTACTTTGTAATCAGAATATGGTTGTCTATTTTTGTTTCGTTCTACAAACTCTTTCAATTCAGGTAAAATTTTCATCATACATTCATCTTCATTATAGATTTTCAAAGGAAATGGCCAGTTATAGGTCTCTTTAAATCTATAAGCATATTCTTTATAGAGTTTATTATTGTATGTTGTAATAGTTTTAATGTTCATCTTTACTCGCAAAATATGTTCTAGTAGGTAAATGTTTGTTATAAAATATTGCTTCTGAATTAATTACATTGTCAATCACATAACTTCTAGCTTCTAACCATCTCTTTATTTCTCTAAAGTTTGTACCATATCTTTCATAATGTTTATCTTTTGTTTCTAATACAATGATAGGTTTACAAGATGTAATTGTATATTCGCCACCTTTTAATACTTCTAACTCATAACCCTCTACATCTATTTTAATAAAGTCAACTCTTTTAAGACCAAAACTATCTAGTCTTCTCATATCAACTTCATATGTGCCAGATTGGTCAACATATGGATTACCTGTATTATCATCATCTGTTGATAAATTTATCTTACCATCTCTACCACCTAAAGCACAATCGTATAGTGTGTAATTCTTAATATTTCTATCTGTGAGGTTTTTAATTAGACATTCTTTATTAAGTTTTACAGGTTCAAAACAGATTAGTTCTTTAAAGTGATTGGCCATATCTACAGACCAAAGACCTACATGAGCACCAATATCTATTGCGACTTTACTTCTACTTGCATATTTTAAAGAAAATGATAATGCATAATCTCTTTGTTGTGTCTGATAGTCATAACCTCTATTAACAGGAGATTGTTCTTCTAATTTCTCTGCTATATGTTTATCACTATCAGGTAACCACCAATCAAAGACTTTTTTCATTATCTACCTCTTAATACAATAGCTTCAGATAAACATTTGTTTCTTGGTCTATTTAAAAATACTTCATACTTGTAATTTAAGTCTTTTAATAGTTGTTCGTATTGCTGTAAACTAGTTTCATTATCAATTAGTTTTACTTCAAACTCAATTAGAAATGCTTTGAATGGTACATCATAAGTTAAAATCTCTGTACAAAAATCATACCATACACCCTCAATATCAGCCTTAATAATATCTGGTTGTGGCATGTCTTCTTCCATAATTTGTTTTAGATTTTTACATTCTACCTCAATATATGCTGGATTTTCACCAAATTGTGGTAATGGTAACAAAGAATAACATTTAGATAAGTCATTCTGGTCATAATAGAATTTCATTTTACCAGGTGTTTTATTATATGCCACTTGATGAAATGTCATATTGTTTTTACCCTCAAAATTTGTTTCAAATAGTTTTACACTATCTGGTGTAGGGTCATAACAATGTATATTCATATTAGGATTATCTTTTAACATAGATTGTTCCCAACCTACATCTCTATGTACACCTAATGATAATACATTATTGTTTTCTTTTACAATACTCTCTGGTAACCAGTAATTCTTGTATTGTTTAAAGTCTTGAGGTTGCATGTAAATACCTTCAAGTCTTTTGATTTCATTTAATAGTTGTGTTTCTTCCATATTACCTCACTAATATTATATCCAATGGATTTGGTTTATTAAATCTATGTACAACTCTATAGTTTAAAGTTTGTAAATAAATCAATGCGTCATCTTTGTCGCCTTTGTTGTACAATTCTTGCGAACCGTTTTCTTCAATAACAATAACAGGATTACACTTCTCTATTGTTGCTATTGCACCTTTTAAAACTTTCAATTCGTGTCCTTCTACATCTATCTTTAAGTAATCGACTTCATCTAAGTTTAAATCATCTAATCTTTTTTGTTGTACATCTTTATCACCATGTTCTACAATTGTGCCACCTTTTGCTCTTACTGTGGTGCTTTCATCACCTAATGCAACTTGATGATATGTTAATTTCTTATGTTCATACTTCATTCTAGGTCTATAATCAAATGCATGTACTCTTTCAAAATCTTCTACTAAAGGTAAAGAATAATCACCATCTCTACAACCTACATCAATAGCAGTTCTAAATTGTTTTATGTATGGTTTAGATTTTAAATAAGTTTCTAAACACCAATCATAATTAGTCTTCATATACTGGCCAATCTGTTTGAAAAGTTACATAATTTAATTGTATGCCTCTTCTTTCTACTTTAATTTGTTTGCCTTTATTCATACCATGCCATTTGTTAGGTCCATGAAATATGTATCCATAGTTATGCCAAAATGGTACAGTTTTTACCAACTCTAAATCTTCATTATATAAATCTGTACCTAGATTAATACTCTCTCCTGTCTTGTTAACATAAATTAAACTTGATATTAGTTTTTCTGGTATATCACAATGAGGTTTCAACCAAAATCCCTCTGTATCATTCAATACCTCTAGTCTTACAAATGAGCCAGCAAAGTCATTTTCATTACCAATCATCTTAGCAATATGTTCTCTTACAGGTCTACTACGCAATTCATTAATAAATTTTGTTAGTTCAGGATACTTTTGGTAATTATCTTTTGTAATGTATTCTCGTAGTTTGTGGTTTTGTTTCTCAACACCTTGTTTATAACCAGACCTTGTGCCATCATGTAAAACACCATCTCTAGTTACACTAGCGTTTCTAATTTCATCCACTTGTTCATCTGTTAAGATATTCTCAATAATAAAATGGTCCCATGGACTATCTTGCCATTTACTTTTCTGTAAACTTTCTAGTAATTTTGTCATTTGTTTTCCAACCAATCTATAAATCCCTCTGACCATACTCTGTAAGCAT